TCTGCTAAATTAGTGCAGTACAGTGTACGTGCCTGGTACCAAAAATGGCCTCCAAAAGCCTCTCCCTTTTTTTATAGGAAGGACGGGGGCTGGGTGCCTCTTGCCTCCCAGTAATAAAAAAAAAAGGAGGTGCCTAAGTACATGCCTGAGTGCGGGTTTAACTAGAGTTCATTATTGATTAATGTGTGTACTGGACATGCCTGTTCCCAGGCAGACGGCCAAGTTCCACAGGCAGACGGCCAAGTTCCTGGGCAGTCTGCCAAGTTTCTATTTTGGACACGCGCACTTCCTGTTCCTAACCGCGGTCAGAACAAGTTAGAACAACAACCAGCCCATAACCTCTTTTTTTTTTTAAGTAAAAAAAAAAGAAGAAAAAGAATCTTAACCCTCTGTCATCAAATCCTGAACCTTCTAGAAGATCTACTAAAGTAAGTCTTTTTTTTTTTTAGATGGGTGGTGTGATTTCACTGGCAATCGAGCTGGCAGGAGCAATTTCAAGTTTAGTCGCTGCCACAGATTTAACAGCTGAAGCTATTCTTGCGGGAGAAGCCTTAGCAGCTATAGAATCTGAGGTGGCCTCTATGGTGTTAGTGGAGGGATTTGCTGAAGCAGACGCTTTAGCAGCCTTAGGCCTGACAGCTGAGCATATGTCTATGTTGTCAGCTATACCTGGTATGGTAGAGCAATTAGCCTCAACAGGTTTACTTGTTCAAACTCTTTCAGGTGCTGCTGCTCTATTTACTGCTGGAATAAAGTTATCACAACACGAAGTTTCATTAGTTAACAGAAACACTAATATGGCACTACAAATATGGAGACCAGACTTTATGGATCTGATCCTACCAGGATTTAGACATTTTGAGTGGGGCTTTAATGTGTTAGGGGATTGGGGTCATCAACTAGCTACTGCAGTAGGACGAATGATATGGGAGATGGTTCTTCATGAAAGCCGAAGAAGGGTAGCCATGATTGGTGGGAATTTCCTAGGTCAAGGGAGCAGGCGCGCTGCAGAACAAGTAGCTCAGTTAATAGAGGGTGCTAGATGGGTAGTAACATCCCCCTATACCACCTTACAGCATTATTATAGAACCTTACCCCCCATGAATGTTATCCAAATGAGACAACAGGCAAGACTTAGGGGCCAAAAGCTTCTTGAAACTAGTTCTGAGAGAGTAGAAGAAACTGACCCTGAGTCTGGAGAGGTGATACAGAAATATGGACCCCCAGGTGGCGCTGATCAGCCAGTAACACCAGATTGGATGCTCTTGATGATATTAGGCTTATATGGTGATATAACACCTCTTTGGGGACATGTATTGCAGCAAGAACATATCCTGTCCCCTAAAAATATGATTGATGGGCCTCCTGCTAAAAAAAGGCGTAAAATGTAATTTTTTGCAGGTAATGGCACCCAAGAGGAAAACCACCTGCTCCTCTAAGAAGACATGCCCTCAGCCCAGCAGTGTCCCTAAATTAATAATTAAGGGTGGAATAGAAGTACTAGATGTAAAAACAGGTGATGACAGTATCACTCAAATTGAGGCCTTTCTAAATCCCCGGATGGGAGTAAATGATGAAACTAATACCTGGTATGGTTTTAGTGAACAAGTAACAGTAGCTACTGCCAGGGAAACTGATCGCCCCCCTAAAGAGCAAATGCCTTACTATAGCTGTGCTAGAATCCCCCTCCCCTTATTGAATGAGGATATGACTTGTAATACCCTACTTATGTGGGAAGCTGTCAGTGTGAAAACTGAAGTAATTGGCTCTAATACACTTATGAATGTGCATGATTACATGACTAGGACTGACAATGGGGTAGGCCATCCTGTAGTGGGCTCTACATACCACATGTTTGCAGTAGGTGGGGAACCCCTAGATCTCCAGGGCATCCAGCAGAGTCATCTGGTGCAATATCCAGAGGGATTGATTGTTCCTAAAAGTGTAACAGATGTTACTGCCAAAATTCAGTGCCTTGATCCTTCTGCCAAAGCAAAATTGGATAAAGATGGAAAATATCCAATTGAAACTTGGAGTCCAGATCCCTCTAGGAATGAAAATACTAGATATTTTGGAAATTATTATGGTGGCTTAACAACCCCCCCTGTACTGACCTTTACAAATACTGTAACCACAATTCTTTTGGATGAGAATGGTGTGGGCCCTCTTTGTAAAGGGGATGGACTTTTTCTCTCTTGTTGTGATGTAATGGGATGGTTCACAGCAGGGAGTGGGACCCATCAGAGATTTAGAGGCCTACCAAGATATTTTAATGTACAATTGAGGAAAAGGGCTGTAAGAAATCCTTACCCAGTATCTGCTCTCCTAACCAGTTTGTTTACTAATATGATGCCCCGGATGTCAGGGCAGCCTATGATTGGGAATAAATCTCAGGTGGAAGAAGTAAGGGTATATGAGGGTTTGGAGCAACTTCCTGGTGACCCAGATATGGAGAGACATATTGACGAATTTGGACAAGAAATAACACCAGTTCCATGAAATGTGCTTTATTCATCTGCTTCTGTAACAATATCATGTAAGGGGTCACGGCCTGCTTTAATATTATCTTTCATTAAACATGCTATTTCTGTGGTACATATGGATTCCAGCAGTTTTTTTTCTATCTCTATAGTTTCGCGCAAAGAAGGTATAAATGCAGAGCTACTACAATACCACATTAATATCATAAACATAGTTAGGCCACTATGGGTGATTCTATGCTTTACAATATCATCATTCTTTTCTAAAGAAGTCTGCAGACATTTCATATGAGTAAAAATTACCATATAAGCAAATCTGGCTTTTACAGTGGGGGGCAACTTATAATCATTCATAGTTACAATACAGGGTGGGAAAATCTGCGTTTTTTTATTAACATGTTTTTTCTCAAGATTTACTGTGACAGACCCATCTAGATGATCTCTGATATTGTCTAGGTTATTTACCCCCTGTCCACATTGTAAGGTTTTATCGTTTCCTACTTGACCTTTAACATCCTCAAAAACAACAGCAAACTGGTCAAGGGCACATCCAAGTTCAAAAGGTAACTTATCAGCAGGACAATTAATATTCAGGGTTTTTCCACTAATTAAATCTAACATGGCAGCTGCAAAGCTTGTTTTCCCTGAATTTATAGGCCCTTTAAATAAAACATTTCTTTTTTTGGGAATATTTTCAGTCATCAATTTTAAAATTTGAATAACAATTCTATCAATATTTTCAAACATAACAGAATACCACATAACACCTGCCATATGCTCCAACACTCTCATTTTATCTAGTTCTTTGTATTTGTTTAAAAATAGCTTAAATCTTTCAGCAAGTAGTTCTTCTCTAGTACTCTCAATAAGATGTAGTCTTCTTTTAGCAATTACCACATCTGCAGCTTGCTGACAGATTGTCTTTTGAGCTTTACTGTTTTTAAACAAAATAGCATTATTGTGGTGAGCCTCATGAAACTGATAGTGAACTTTTAACACTTTCATTTGACATTTGTTACAGGGTAGTGGTGATGCAAAATCAAGATAATGACCCATTATTAAATAGGGATCATCAATCATATTACATTCAGCAAAGGTACTAATTAAAGTCCAATCTACCTGCTGACTATTTTCATTTTCAAAATCTGTTTGAAAGAGGTCCTTATTAGATTCAATCCTCTTATATGGATCACAACATAAAGCTTTATAACAATCAAATGGCTTATTAATAGCTTTACAATGCAAAAAGCTAATAGTACATTGTTTTGCACAATAATTTTTAACAGCACTAACTCTATGCTTTGCTACTGTAAGGATGTACAAATAGCCATGCGCTTTATTTTCTCCTTCATGTCTGCTTTTAAAATCAATTTTAAATTTGACATCTATTTTCTGATACAGTAATTGACATTTTTCCACTGTAGTAAAGATTAGGAAAGCATTGACAGTTTTGTTAGAATAAACAGCACTAGAAAGAAAAATATTAATATCACAAGGAAAGTCACTAGGCCCATTATCCATCTTTGCTTTTTTTGATTTTGGCGGCGTAGCCTGGCTACAGTTTTGGTCAGCTGAATCTCCCTCAAAGTCATCTGGTACCCCTCCACTTGTGGAAGGAGCTGAACCACCTCCATTTCTTCCTCGCTTAGGGGGGGTTGAATCAAATGGAAAGGATCCATAACCTGAATCTGGGGGGGGAGCATCTCTAGGTATTCCTCCGCCTCCTCTGGTACCTTTTCCTGGTGAGCCTGTAGAAAATGAGGTTCGGGAAGCAGATTCATGTATATTGGCTCCTGTGCCTCGTTTTCTTTGGGCTGGCTCAGGCTCTTCATCTGATGAAGTGGAGGACAGGGTTTCATCTGCAAATAGGTCACTTTGGAATCTTCTAAACCAGAAGAAGGATCCACAGGGATTTCCAGATGGATTCCTATGAGGATTGTACTGTAAATTTTATTAAATTAAATTTAACAAAATTAGTTAATATGAGATATGTCAAAACAAACTTTACTTACCTAAAACATCCAACTCAGCACTGGAAATTTTTAACAGTCTCCAGTCCAGGTGTTTCAAGAGGATTAGCCACTCAGTGAAAGCACCGATGCTACAGTTCACTCCAAACCAGGTGTAATAGCAAAGAAAACAATAACATTGCCCCCAAACATTGCATCTGCGTCTATATGTAATTTTTAATTGCCTATGCTGTTGAAACAAAATACAGCAGAAGCATCTACAGTATCTTAACAAATTTCTCATGCACTGTGAACTGTTAGTAATCAAATTAAATATATTGCGAGCACCCAAAACTGTACAAGTAACAACTGGATGTAGGGAAGGCTTTACCTCTCTCAGATTGTAGATTCCGTCTTTGAATTTATTCCAAAGCTCATTTAATTTCTTCATCTCAGCTTCATTGCCTCCCTTGTCTGGGTGCAAGCGTTTAGCTGCAAGCTTATAAGCTCTTGCCATAGCAGGGACATTACCAAAGGTATCACCACTTATTTTAAGTAGTGAAATCAGTAATTGTCTCTCTGCAAAGGTGAGAATTGAATCCAT